GGACATGAACAGCATTACGACGCTGATGTGGAAGCCGCAAACTTGGATTCCCAATACCGTGGAAGTCTTCGCCATTGATGGGACCGCCGAAACGCTGATTTTCGCCGGCAACATCGTCAACGCCTGGGCGGATTATCAGGGCATGCCCGACGTATTCCTTCACATTCAAGCGCAAGCGGCGTTCTTCAACGCCTTGAAGGCTATCCCGCCGCGGAGTTTCAAGGGGCCGATTGATACCCCCAGCGTCATGGCGCAAATTGCGGCCGACCTGGGCTACACGTTTGAAAATAACGGCGTCACCACGCAACTGACCGACCTATATTTGCCCAATACCGGCTTGGAGCAAGCCAAAGACCTGGCGCGGGCCGCCGGTTGCGACCTGTACCTTGACGACAAGGTTTTGGCGATCACGCCCCCGAACGTGCCCCGCAAGGCGCTGATTCCGGTTATTTCGCCGTCGTCCGGGCTTATCGGCTATCCGACCTTCGATGGTGTGGGCGTCAATTTTCAAGCCCTGTTCAATCCGGGCGTGACTTTTGGCGGCTCCATCAAATTGGAAACGGACGTGCAACAGGCCGCGGGGGAATGGATTGTTACGTCGGTTGCGCATCGCTTGGAAAGTGAAAAGCCGGGCGGCGCCTGGTATTCAACTATTCGCGGCAACGCAAACGGCTTGGCCGTGACAAGGTGAAATAATGGCTTCTGATAAAGAGATTCCGACCGGCCAGCAAAAGCCATCAAGCACTTGGGGCGAGTTCAACAATATTGCTTTCATGGTGCAACAGGCCATAGGCAAATTGCAAACCGCAACGCTGGTCAAAATCGAAAAATGCACGAACACGGGCGGTCTGGAACCCGTGGGCTTTGTCGACGTCACGCCGCTGGTGAACCAGCTTGACGCGGCCGGCAACCCGACCCCGCACGTTACGATTTTCAACGTGCCGTATTTCCGGCTTCAAGGCGGGAAAAATGCAATCATCATTGACCCGGAGCCCGGCGACATTGGCGTCGCGGTCTTTGCATCCCGGGACATTACGAAGGTCAAAGCCACGAAGGCGGCGGCGAATCCGGGCAGCTTCCGGCAATACAGCTTTGCCGACGGGCTCTACCTGGGCGGCATGCTTAACGCCGTGCCGGAACAATACGTGCAATTTAGCACGGCCGGCATTCGGGTTCATTCCCCGACCCAAATCAAACTTGACGCGCCCGACATTCGGCTGGAAGCGCAAACCGTGGAAATCAACGCCGGCACGTCGACCACGATCACCACGCCGACGTTTACGGTAAATGGCGCCACGATTCATAACGGGACGACGACGCACAATGGGACCAGCACGAACAACGGATTTACTACACTGGCCGGCGGCTTGGCGCAAACCGGCGGCGGCGCCGCGTCGTTCTCCGGCTCCATGAATGTTACCGGCGACGTGACAGCGGCAGGAACTAGCGTTCATACTCACACGCATGGCGGCGTAATGCCGGGCGGCGGAAGCACAGGGGGTCCGAATTGATAGATACGAAAGGTTGCCTTTATGCGCTGACTTTTCCCAATGGTAAGCAATATATTGGGATAACGTCGGGCACGCTTCGTCGTCGTGTGAATCTACATCGAAGCCACGCAAACAGGGGGCGACCTGGCGCCATCTATAATGCCATCCGAAAATATGGCACCCGCGGATTTGACGCTAAAGTTTTGGTCATTGCTTCCGATTGGGACTATCTTTGTAGATTGGAACGGAACGCCATTGCAGTATTTGACACCATGAGTCCGGGCGGTTTTAATTTGACGACCGGCGGCGAAGGTGCGCCCGGCCAAATTGTCACGCAAGAGCGTCGGGCGCAAATATCAAAAGAGCGAAAGGGTAAGGGCACTGGCCCGCGACCTCACGTAAGAGGATGGTCGCATACTACCGAAGCGAAGCGTAAAATTTCGGAAGCTGGAAAAGGTCGCGAGTTCTCGGAAGAAACACGGGCAAAAATCGGCGCGACGCACACTGGCAATTCCTATAATTTGGGAAGCCGGAGGTCGGACGAAAGCCGCGCCAAAATGAGTTTGGCGCAAAAGGGGCGGACATTTTCCGATGAAACGAAATTGAAAATGTCAATTGCAGCAAAGACCAGGCCGCCGCGGATTGTGTCGGAAGAAACCCGATTGAGAATGTCAATTGCGGCGAAAAATCGGAAATTGAAAAATGGCTAGTTATTCAACACTTTTGCTTGACCAATCGGCATGGGATTTGGTCATAGATAGCGCCGGCAATATCGCCATGGCGACGCCCCCTTACGCCCTGGCCCAAGACGTTGCCAGCGCCGTGCGCCTGTTCTTGGGCGAACTTTGGTACAATACGCCCAAGGGTATTCCCTATTTTGATGACGTTCTAGGGGAACTTCCCCCGCTTACGCTGCTGATTGGCTACATTGAAAAAGCCGCTTTGACAGTGCCCGGCGTTGTGAGTGCGCAATGTATAATTGCGTCGTTCGACTCCCGGGAGATTGCCGGGCAAATACAGTTCATTGACGAAACCGGGGCCGCCAATGCCGTTACCTTCTAGCGTTCCAACAATCCAATTTACCCCGGCCGGCGTCGTTCTCCCTACAGAATCCGCCATTCTTGCGGGCGTGCAATCGGATATCGACGCGGCCTTCGGCGGCGGCCTGAATCCGGCGCTTGAAACGCCGCAAGGGCAATTGGCTTCCAGTCAAACCGCCGTCATTGGGGACAAGAACAACGAAGTCGCCTTGATCGTCAATCAGGTCGACCCGCAATATTCGGATGGCCGCTTTCAAGACGCCATCGGCCGCATTTACTTTTTGACCCGCAAGCCGGCCACGTCGACGTCGGTCACGGCCACACTTGGCGGCGCCCCGGGTACGGTTGTTCCGGCCGGCACCCTGGCCCAAGATACCAGTGGCAACACCTACGCCAGCACGGGTGCCGCAACCATCGGCGCGGGCGGTACGGTCGACCAAGAATTCCAGAACGTTGCGACCGGCCCCATTCCGTGCGCCGCTGGCACGCTGATTCAGGTCTATCAGGCAATCGCCGGATGGGACACCATCACGAACGCGGCCGACGGCACTATCGGCCATGACGTGGAAAACCGAACCGACTTTGAATTGCGCCGGAAGAATTCGGTCGCCCTGAATGCCCGAAGCACGCCGAACGCGATTTATGCGGCCGTCTTCGATGTGGCCGACGTGCTGGATTGCTACGTGATTGACAACCCCACGAACAACACGGTCAACACGGGCGCCACGAATTACCCGGTCGCCCCGCATTCGGTCTATGTGGCCGCCGTGGGCGGGCTCGACGCGGACGTTGCCGCGGCCATTTGGAGCAAGAAGGATGTTGGTTGCGATTACAACGGGAACACGACCGTTACTGTCACGGACGCCAGCGGCTACAGTTACCCGCAACCGTCCTACGCCGTCAAATTTGAACGGCCCGCGGCACTTGCCGTTAAATTCGCGGTACAACTGGTCAACGACCCGCTTTTGCCGCTCAATATTGTCGACTTGGTGAAGGCGGCCGTTATTGCCCGCTTCAACGGCACCGACGGGACCGTGCGCGAACGCATCGGGTCGACCATCCTGGCAAGCCGCTATTACGGCGCCGTGACCGGATGCGCCCCGAATGTGGCCCTTTTGAGCGTGCTTATCGGCACCGTCACGCCCACATTGACGCAAATTGCCGTCGGCATCGACCAGCGCCCCACGTTGTCCGCGTCTGATATTTCCGTTACGCTGGTGTAACCATGCTCAACGTCGAAGAAACAATCATTTCGCAATATGGCAATTCGGCCACGATAACCCATCTTGTCCGCAATATCGACCTTTACTTGGACCCGCGGGCGGACTTCGACACCTTCTTTTCCTACGTGTGGAACGTGGAAACGGCCCAAGGGTTTGGCCTGGATACCTGGGGCCGCATTGTGCAGGTCGAACGCTCCATAAATGTGCCGGCCGATACGCCGAACCCCGGGCACTACCCGTTCACGGCTGGCGTCTATGAAATGACCGACGCGGAGTACCGCGGCGTCGTGCTAATCAAGGCCCTGGCGAACATCACCAATTGCACAGCCGACGGCCTAAATCAACTTTTATCGAATCTGTTTGCCACACGGGGTCGGTGCTATGTGCGCGACGCGGGGTCCATGACAATGGAATACCGCTTTGAGTTCTTTCTGTATCCGTTTGAATATGTGATAATCACGCAATCCGGGGTCGCTCCGCGTCCCGCTGGCGTGTTGGCGACAGTGTTTCAGGCCGACCCGTCGCAAACTTTTGGATTCGCGGAAGGTATCCAGTTCCAACCCTTTGACCAAGGCACCTTTTACGTGAGCTAAAACCATGCCGACACCCGTAACCCGCCCGTCAAATTACCCGTTACCCTTCGCAAGTAGCGGAACGAAAAACACGATTCCAACCGCGGCAACGGGCACGGGGAAGGCGTCGTTTACGGAAGGCTTCCCGGCCGTAACAATGATGCCCCTGACTGCCGGCGGCATTCCGCCGGAAGGCAAAGATTTTAACGGCATCCTTTTTGACATTACGTCGCATACCATTTGGGTAAATGCTGGCGGTCAATATCAGTTCGACGCGGCACTCTCGACCGCAATCGGCGGCTATCCCGCCGGCATGGTCCTTCAAAGCAATGACGGCTTGGCCGCCTACGTGAGCGCGGTCGCCAACAATACGACGGACTTCAACGCCACGCCTTCCAGCATCGGGAGCCTGTGGCTTCCCTACTCCGGCGCTTCGTTCTCCAATATCAGTATTGCCACAACAGGCGGCACGACGACGCTTACGGCCATTCAAGCCGCCGCCAAGCTGATTACCGTCACGGGCACCCTTACCAGCAATGCGACGCTTGTGGTCCCCACGGCGGCCGGCAAATGGGGCGTAATCAACAACACGACCGGCGCCTACAGCCTGACCGTAAAGACGGCGGCCGGCACTGGCGTTCCGATTTTCCAAGGCGGCGTCGATACGGTCCTTTGCGACGGTACGAATGTTCGATATGAGGACACCAGCGCCGTGACCCGTTCGCCCGGGGACAACACGAAAGCACAAGCGACGACCGAATTTGTGACCGCGGCGCTTGCCGCCTTTATTACGACCATCCCCAAGCCAATCCAATATCTGGCGGCCCCGGCAACGCTTGCTGCTGGAATCACATACAACGTCGATTCGTCGGCAGGAATGTTCAATTTGACATTACCGGCGACCCCGACGCTTGGCGATACGATCACTCTTTTTGACGCAAAAAATACTTGGGGAACCAACAATATAACATTGCTCCGAAATGGGAAAAACATCATGGGCTATGCGTTGGATTTGGTTCTTAATGTAGGCGACGTCGAATTTACAATCTGGTACAACGGCACCGAATGGAGGCTTGTCTAAAATGCGCTTATCTGATTTTTTTCCCGCTGGCGGCAGCGCCAATAATTTCAATCTGACGGCTGGGGCGGCTTTGTCCCAAAACGATACGGTATTGATGGGGCCTGATGGTCTTGGATACCCTGCGATTTGCACCGATTATGCGGCAGTCGCCAATGCATATACGCAAATTGTTGCCCAAACCACGATTGATAGTGCGACATATAGTCCACAAATTAACCGCGTACCTTCGCCAATTATTGGCGCCGACGGAAGTGTTTATATACTGAGCAATAGCGCAGGCTCCGGCGCCAGCCCGACTAACTTCGCAGTTCGTCGTTATTCAAGTGCTGGTGCTCTTTTAGGCTCGGTTATTTTGAGTAACGTTAGCGGCACGTCTTTAATTTCCAAATTTTTCAAACTGTCAAACGGAAATTATTGTGCAGTATTCGGATTAATCACCACGGGGGTTAATCTTTATTACTGCATTATCGACCCGAATCTGAACATTGTGGTTCCGACCGCAGCAATTGAAACTTCATATAGCAATTCCGTCTTCGATGCCACGCCCTTGTCTGGTGGCGGATTTGCGGTCTGCTATCAGTTGCAAGGAACTCCTGCATCGCAACGGCTTGCGGTGTATTCCAATACGGGTGCTGTGACAATGGCCCCGACAACCATCCAGACATGGACGGGAACGGCGAACCCTGTAAATACGCAAATGGCCGAACTTTCAAGTTTGAATATTGCTATTTCGTTCAATTCGCATTTTACGACAACTGTTGGCCTTTACTATGGGATATTTTCCCCCGTTGGCGCATCGGTTTTGGCAATTTCAAACCTGGATACAGTCAGTACTGGCGGATATAACACTTACACGAATCCCGAAATTTCGTCATTGCCTGGTTATTTCGCGGTAGCAAGACAAAACGGCACGAACATGAAAGCGTTTGTCTTCAATAATGCCGGCGCATTACAAGGTTCCGCATTTTCTCAAGCAAGCAACACCGTCAATAAGTGGGGCACTCAGTTACTCAATGACGGGGCTAAGTTTTATATGGTATGGAGCGGCGCCAGCGTTACGAACTTTTCAGTTTTGCCAACAACCGGAACAGGCTACACGACCAAAGATGTCACAAGTGCGTGCCCGCACGTTGGTACATCAATCCCGACAAGTGGGTTTTCGGCTTTCACAGAACGCGGATTTGTCGTATTGAATTCATATAACGTTGACACGTCCGGCCAATCTTTCGGCATTGTGGACATGGCCGGCAATATCATTAAGACGTCTACAAATTTTGGAACAGGTGCCGGGACAACTGGGCTCCCGTCCGGCCGAGTTACCCCGCTCGGGGACTACACGTTTCATGCTTATTACGAGCAGGCCAATGTCGCGGGGCAATTTTTCTATATCGGAAAATATGCGAACTCTTCCATTTTGGGTTCATGCGCGTCGGCAACCCCCGTTGGAACGTTAGCGAATATTGCTCAGAATGCAGGGTCGTATCCGTCAAACAAACTTGGCGGCACTTCCCCAAAAACATTCGATCATACGACGGGGGCGAATCAATACGGCAATAAAGGCGTGCTATTAACCAACGGCATTGTACTAAAAGGAATGTAATCATGAATAAAATCGAACGCATTGCAACCGGCGATATTTTCACAACGAGCGAAGCCCCGAAATTTGTAAGCGGTATATGGGAATGTGGCGACCAACGGTTCACGGATGAAACTGGTACGGAATATCGCCCGATTCTTGCCCTGGTCTATCCGAAGGTCGGCCCTATCCATTTTCAAATGCTTTTCACGCCGGAAGAAGCCATTACGGCGGACGGCCTCAAGGCGACCGACAAGGTGCTAGCGTCCTTCTGGAAATTGATTGATGACCCCCGGACGGACGTTGTTGACCTGGGCCTGCAATCGGTTCAAAACGCCATCGAATACACCTTGACGGCCATGTTCCGGCACGCAAGGCCGCCATTCTCTCCGGCGTGCTGCAATGATTACACTCGCCCTGATTCTGGCGTCTCTGTGGGGCTTTTGGGGCGTCTACGTGCTGGTCATGGGTTTGTATCGGGCGCACTTGCAAAAGCGGCTTTCATGGCCGACGTATGCGCTTGGGGCGCCCTTCTTATTGCTGGGTCTGGTTGTGGACTTTATAATGAATATGACCGTCGCGACCGTGGTCTTTTTGGATATTCCACGGCAAGGGCTGGTTACGACGCGGCTTGAGCGTTACGTCGCTTTGGGTAGCGGCTGGCGCTTCAATGTTGCGAATTGGGTATGTAATAACCTCTTGGACGTTTTCGACCCGTCCGGGAATCACTGTTAGGGATGGGGGAAGTAATGGACCAAACGCTTATCAATTGGCTTCTTGGCGGTTTCGGGGCGCTGATTGGGTTTTTACTTAATGCTGTGTGGCAAGCGGTGAAAGACCTTCAAAAATCAGACAAAGAGATTGCCGCCAAAGTGGCAGAAATTGAAGTGTTGGTCGCCGGGGACTACGTGAAGAAACGCGAGTTTCAAAACAACATTACGGCCCTTTTTGCAAAATTGGACAAAATCGAAGACAAGATAGACCGAAAGGTAGACAAGTCATGAAATCCATTTTCCGCCATCGTTCGCTTTTTCTCTTCGGGGGCGCCATCATCGCCGCGGCCCTGTCCTTCTACTCTGACCCGGACGCCCACGGTATGTCGACAATCTTGGGGGGCCTGGCGCTGATTCAAGGCATTTGGGCCGTGGCCGCCGCGCACCTTGGCCGCAAGGCCCTTACCGATTACCCGGAAGCCGACCAGCGCCGTCTATTCACGAAGGCCGGGGAAAGTCCGGTCGGCGCCGGGCTGGCCTTGATTGCCTTGGCTATCGTGTTCGTCGGCCTCTTGCTGGTCTTCGCGCCCCGTGCCCATGCCGACCCCTTGCCGGCCGGCTTCTACACGTATGGCGCCACGTTGCGGGCCGAACAGCGGCGTTACTGGCCCGACCATCCTGACCCCGCGGCGCTGGCCGCCCTGGTTGAACAGGAATCATGCGTGTCGCTCAAATCCCCCAAGTGCTGGAACCCTGGCGCCAGGTTAAAGACTGACCGCGAAGAGGGCGCCGGCATGGGGCAGATTACCCGGGCCTATCGTGCCGACGGTTCTTTGCGCTTTGACGCCTTGGCGGACCTTCGGGACCAATACGGCCAAGAGCTTGGGGGCCTGTCCTGGGATACCGTCTATCAGCGCCCCGACCTGCAATTGCGGGCCTTGGTGCTTATGTCCCGCGATGCGGCCCGCCCCTTTCGTGCTTCGGCCGCCTGGTTGCAATTCGGGGACGCTGGATATAACGGCGGGGTCG